AAGGTAATCGCCAAGATAATCGCGACTACCCTTATTAATATGATTTACTTTAAGTCGAATTTTTCTCATTATACTGGTCTCCTGTTAGTTAATATTGTCTCAAATATTTCTTTGCCGCCATCAATGGGGCTGGACTTATACGGAAGCAAGAAATCATAATCAATTAGGTAGCTAACGTTGAAATATGGGGCGAGAATTTTTGCCTTTTCTCGATACTTCTCTTCAACTTCCTTTAGTTGCATATAATCTTCGTAGTCAGTATCGTATGCTAGAATGACTGTTCTAACTCCCATCTGACGTAAAAATGCGATATGATCACTAGTAATATTTTGGCCCAGAGTGGCTAAAGCTATGTTCTGATCGTTTCCATAGATAGTTCCCGCTTTCAAAACGCTCTTCTCCCCCTCAAATATTATAGCCATCTTCTTTTTTTCAATGGCCTTGTGATTTTCGTAAATGCCATAAAAAGTTCTGCCAGTTGGGTGGTTATATAAAGTATGGTTCCAATATAATGGTCTATACTTACCTTTCTTAATATCCTCTGGTTTGAAAAATCTCGCGCGGACACCAATTAAATTCCCATGAATATCGAAGTTTGGAATAATAATTGCGTCTCTCTTTTTATCATACCCAATGTTGAACTTCTGAAGCGCTTCAACACCAATACCTTCTTCAATCCAAGGAGAAAGTCCTATATAATCGAAGTGGAAGGCATGAAGGACAGACTTGTCATAAGTCTTAAAGGTTAATTCGTTTGCATCAACAACAACGGCATTATTCATTGATTGCATATAACGAATTTCATCGAAGTTCTCCCTATCAACTTGAACCGCATTAGGAGCTTCAGATGTGTCTAACCCACAAACCTTAATTGCCTCGAGAAGTGTGATTTTTTGCCCCCGCAATTCGTACATCTTCATAAGAAGTGTAAAAATATCAAAGGTATCATCGCATTCAGTGAAACAATGGAAAAGTTTTGTGTTCTTATAGTACCAAAGTTTTGGACTACCACCGACTAAGTTATGGCAGCAGGTGGGAAAGATAATCTTATCTTCGTCTTCAGTTACCTTCTCGACATTAAACTGAAGAAGAATATCCTTAATCGCTTCATCTGTGAGTTCTTCACGTAATGCTTTAAAATCTATCATTACTTAATCCCTCCTGTCTGTTCTTTCGCCTCGGCCGCACCATTCTGTACTTTAAGCGCGGCGAAATCGACCTTATGCTTCTCGTACTTAAAGATACCAATATTATCAACGTGTTTATAACTGCCATCTGTAACAAACAAATCTGTGGCGCGGCATGTACCGAAGTCAAAGTATCTAAAGATTTTGATTGCCTTTAATTCCCCACGTCTATTTTTATATAAGTCTATAACTTGATTTGGATATGGGACTTTAACAATTATCTGTCTTAACTCTTTGTCCTCTTCTGTTAAATCTTGTTTGGTAGCTAATTCATTCGCCGCTTTCTTTTTAATTTCATTCCACAGCGCTTCGATCTGTCCCTTTTCTTCTTCAGATAGCGCTACCCCTATCGCACCGATATCGGCCTTATCTACAATAGCTTTAGAACCACGAATACAGTTTTGGTCACGCGGGCCGACTGCCTTCTTCGCCCAACCATCATTTAATTGAGTTGCACTCATTAAGAAGATGTTATAGGTCATTGCTAATTCCTTCAAAGAGTTAGACAACATCATTAACACAACATCTTCACGTAATTCAGATGCCGCGAACTCATTAACAAGACCCGGAGAACTGAAAATATAATCATAAAAGATATAATTAATATTGTCTTGGACAATATACTTGGTTAAACGTGCCTTTAACATCGCGATACTTGGATCTGGGATGCAATCCAAGATAAAGTTGTCTGCATACTTATCAATAATATTTAATGCTAACTTAATGCGTTCCCAGTCTTCGTCGCTATACTGAGATAAAAGAATTTTTGATTCAGAAACGCCACTTACATGCGCGAGGACCAGAGTTTGGATTTCATCCTTGCCCTGTTCAGTCGCAATATAACAAACTTTCTGATAATCGGTTCCATCTGCTCTGCCGCGAACGACGATCTTACCATCTCTGCCGATATACGGCATACTTAAAACGCAAGCGTTATCGACTAGACAACGAGTTTTGCCTCCGCCAGATGGAGCTGAGAAGATATACATCTTACCTAGACGTGCACCTCTGGTCGCATAATTGAAGACCTCGCCATCAAGCGGAAGCCCAACTTCTGGATGTTCCTTTAAGTCATTAACCAGTTCGCGCATACCCGCGGCGATATTTGACGCTGTGCCTTCATCCTTACCAACGTGTCTATTCTCGATATTAACAATGCGGCCGCGGACATCATTTAAGATGGTTTCGATCGACATTTTATTAAGCTTCTCAAGTTCCGCGTCCTGATTTAGAATATTACTAGGATTAAAATATCTAGAGGTGTTAATGCCAATGGACTCTAAATCACGAAGAACACTAAATTTCTTTAATATTTCATAATAATGCCCGAACTGAGAACGGTCACTTCCTTCTGTGGTCTTATAACACTGGAGGATAAATTCAAACCCATTATTCGCCTTATAATAGGCATACTGAGATTCATATGAACTCAAATAGGTATCAACGTCTTGCGGCGTAATTTTCTCCGCACCGTTTTGAGCCATATTGTAAACAGCGAAAAAGACCATCTGTTGCAATGGTTTATAAAAATCGGTTTTTACAAACGCATACTTTTCATCTTGGAAAAGAAGTGGATCACGCATTAAGCAACTGAGAACATATAAAGACGCGCTCTGATCGTATAATTCGTCTCTGTTAGTTATTGTCGCCATTGTCGTTGGTTTCTCCTATTTCTATTTTTGAGATATCGAAAGACTTTGGCTTTCTGCGCTTATGTTCTAGACTACTTATATTGAATATAATATTATTGCCCGAAGACGCTGCAGTTTCCTCTGCCTGGCGTTGTTTTTCTTCTTGGTCTTTCTTTAATTTCTCAAAATATTTGTTTGCCTGCTCACGAATGTTTGGGACGACGCCAATGCCATAATATGACTTATCGAACTTCTTCCCCTCAACTTCGACGTACCAAACTATACATCGAGCGATTTCCTTATACGTCATTTTTAACTCTGTTATGTATTTGAAAACTTGCCTTTCAATAAGAGGGGTGACGGATGTTGAACCCGTCACCTCACATATTAATTCGTACAAGTCTTCTCTAGTAACAGGATGGTTTTGTTCCGCCATATTTATTTGGTACCTCCTGTTATAATATTATATATAATTATTTGCGTTTAGGCAACTAATTTTTGTGTTACAAAGAACAACTTCTGAAGGTTAACGCTATCTTCCGCGGCGGTAATTACAGTAATTTTCTTGTTGGGGAATAAACTCTGAACAAACTGGAAGTAGGTTGGGTCAAGATCATCACCCTGAGACTTAATGTACTCAATTACACCATTCTTCATGCGGTCAAATTCGGCGGCGGAAAGGTCATCACTGGTCTTCATTCTATTGGCCTCTTTAATAAGGTTAGCCATATTGATACGTTTATCTTCTGGTAAGTCCTCACCAGAGTAAATATATAAAGCCAAGCCATGGCGAGCGCAAGCTTTAACAAATGCACGCTGTAACGCCCTATTAATAACGGTAGAGGTAATCATAGATAAACGAACAGCATTATTCTTTAAATCCATTACTGGATAAATTTCAATTTCTTCAACACCTAAGACAGTTACACCAACTTTGACAAAACAGGTGCTGCCATCTGTGAAGTACGGAATTTCATTTTCAGTCTCTGAAGTAGTAACAGTAGTAGTATCACCGTCTTTTGCGGTGACCACTGTGCTGGTTTTAACCAAACGAGTATAAATCTTATAAGAAGCGTCCGGATATGCTTTCTTTAATTCTGCCCATGCATCAGACCAACTAAGGTATGACAACCCCATCTTCTTACCAATCTTTGAGCTAACATCAATTTTATATAACTTGCTAAATGTATTTTCTTTCTGTTCCATAGTGATTTTCCTTTTATGTGAATAAAGCCCTCTTTAAACGAAAGAGGGCGAGACGTTAGACTAAATTAAGTTAAACGGCTGGTTAAGTTAAATTAAACTAAAGTAACGAAGCCTGACGAGAAGTTATCTTTGGTGTAGAGTCTGCGGCAGATTCAGCTTCGGATCGGTTACCCGCCTTTTCCTTAGCCTTGGCTTCAATTTCCTTATCAGAAGCCTTATAAGCAGTAATTAAGCTCTTCAAGACATCTGCCGAATACTCTTCGCCCTCCGCAACGCCAGTGACAGTTCTAATGAACATATTGTGAGTGCGATTAGTGTAGGTTCTAACAACAGGTTCTCCAAAGAAGACATTGGTAGAATCATCTTCTTTAGTAACAACCTCTTCAGTGAACTCTAGATCGCCGATAAGAGTAATAGAGGTACCAACCTGAATCTTATCGTCAAAACCTTTCTTAATAGCCATATCAGTAGGTCTAATATTGAAGGTGAAGACTTCCATATTATCTTCCTTGTAATTGGACTGACCTAACTGGACATCATATCTATAAACTTCCCCCTGGCTCACGGAACCGTCTGCATTCTTTACTTTAGCTCTCTTTTCAGTTGGAGAAGAGATAAGAACGCCACTGACCTCGAAAGTTGCCTTATGAGGTTCACTGTCTGGACGACCAGAGATGAAACGACCAGCTAATCTAATAGAATTATGGATTTGACTATCTCTAGCGGAATAGAAGCGGTTTTCGGATAAACCACCAAGTACTCTTACAGTCTTACCTTCAAGCTGAGGCTTAATAGTAAGATAGGATTTGTACATCTTATTTTCACTACCATCTGCCTTGGTGTCAGAAGAGAAGAATCTGACTGGGAAGACCATATCTCTACCGTTGATGTGAGAACGGATATTGGCACTAACTTCAACATACTTATGATGGTTAGATGGGAATTCGTCGTTTCTGACTTCAACATCGGTTAAACGACCAATAATTTCGACATTGTTTGTTCTGGATAATGACATTTGTTTTAAATTTCCTTTTCTGTGTATTATTTGTTGTCGCTTTCAAACGCGCGACCGGCGTCAGTAAGTTTGTAGGTCTTATAAGACCTTGTAGAAGTATTACCCTTACTGTTGATAAACTTCCTTTCGATGGGTTCGTCATAGGCTACTAAGCCATCCGTAATCAATGGTGTGAGAACTCTGTAGATGCCTTTAATTCCGGTAGCCTCGCCCAAGTCTTTTCCGACTCAGACTTTGTCGTTAACTTGAAGGAACGCCATTACAGCGGCGCCGCAATCAGTTAAAATAATCCTAGCATCCATTGGATAGCTCCTTTATACCTTAACGAGTCTGTACAACCACTAATACTTCAATGCAGTATCTTAGTTGTACATATCGTTACCGTATATATATATTATATACTAATACTCCCGTTTTGGCAAGAGCAATTTATAGAATTTTGCAATTTATAGAATTTTTGCAATTTGTCGAGTGCTAACGCTCGCTCCAGCCGCGGTCTTACCCTCTAAGGACAACTCCTCCCTCTTAACAAGGAGATTGTAACCGCACTTTGGAATGACACAGACACCTTCTGCGTCTTCATAACAGATACCGAT